ACCGGCTCTTCGCTCGCGGTCTTGCTCTGCGCCGGAGGTTCGCTGAGACGCGCCGCGCCGACCAGGTCGGGCTGACGCAGCTCTTGCTCGATCGCGGCCCACTGGGCCTCCGACAGCAGGTTGTTCTTGTCCGCACGCGAGGCGTGCAGGTTGTAGTTCTCGCAGTCGAGCGGCTCGTTGCGCGCGCCAGACTTGGTTTGCCAGTACAGCTTGTTGCGCGGGCGGCCCTTCATGGGCGCCTTGATCTCGGACGTCACGCCCGGGAAATAGTCCGAACGGATGCCGCGGTACCAGTGCATGCGGCCCGGGCCGCGTCCGGTAACGATTTCGCCCAGCTCGTTCCTTTCGCAGAGGCGCAGCCGGCCGCCGTGCTCGCCGAAACCGATAAGCAGGTCCTTCGCCTTCTCCGTGCCGACCGGATACACGTGCAGGCCATAGCGCGAGGCCTTGGTCTTGCGCCCGGGATCGATGGGCGCGGGCTGGCGGAAGATCTCGCCGGTGTCCCGGCCCTTCACGGCCATCACGCCGCGGTACCTGTGCTTGCGGCAGAACGCGTACACAGCGTCGGACGTGTTGCCGTCGCCGGCGTCGATCGAGGTTTTGCGGATCCGGAGCTCGCCCCCGCTCGCGTGGCGGAAGTCGCGGAACAGGAAGCTCTCGAGCTCGGTCCAGCAGGGATCGGCCTCATCGGACGGATTCCCGTAGATCTCGTGCCACAGCACCCGCCAGGACTCCTCGCCGCGGCCCCAGGCCACGATCAGAAGCGCCAGTCGGTTGCCCTGGACGTCCACGCCGGCCGTGAGACGCAGCCCGCCCCAGGGAACGGTGAGCTCGGGATAGTCCTCTGCCCGCTTCTCCAGCTCCTCGACGCTGGGCGCCGGCGACTTGTACTTGAACGCCAGTCCCAGCTGGTTGTTCGTGAACTCGATCTTCCCGGTGATATCGCCGGCAGCCTCGCGCGCCACGGCCTGCAGCCACTTCTCCACAAGCTTCGGCAGGGAAGCGCCAGGAACGCTGCTCATCAGGTCGCTGATGTAGAAGCCGGCAACGCCAGTAAACGGCGCCGTCGCCCGCCAGCCGCCCCCATGCTGTTCAGCCTCCCGGCTGTTGCGCGCGCGCTCGGCATCCGTCCAGATGCCGCCGCAATGCGGGCACACCATGTACGCAGACTCGGGAACAGCCTTTCCGTACACCTCGTGCGTACGGGATTCGTCTTCCTTCCACTTGACCAGGTGCCAGGATTCGCCGTCGAGCGGCACGTGCCCATGGCAGTGGTGGCACGCCGCGTACCACTTGCGGCGATCGGTGAGCTTCATCTCCTCAGTGATTGCAGACAGATCCTCGAGAGTGGGCGATCCGCCCATGATCGAGAACGAGTCAAAGTACGTTTTCAGGCGCTCGAGCAGCAGCTTGACCGTGCTGCCCTGGCCTCGCACGTCGCGGTCGCATTCGTCGGGCTCTTCGACGAAGCCGTAGCGGGCGGACGAGGACTTGACCTCGTCGGCCGAGTGCGAATGTACGAACTTGAGCCAGCCGCCCGGGAACAGCTTGAACGTCTGGGTGATTCCCTTTTCCCGGCTCTTCAGCGGGACCTTCTCGCCCAGGCAAGGCGTGGCGTTCACCATCGGCTCGAAGCGCTCGAGGTTGAATTCCTTCGCCTTCTTTTCCTTCGGGAACAGTACGATGATCGGCGCGGCGAGCCGGTCGATGATGAACCCGAGCAGCGTGGCCATCGTCTCCGACCAGCCTGCCTGTGAGCTTTTCTGGCAGCGGATGCCGGTGACGCCCTTCTCGAAGAACGCGTCGATCACGCCCCGCATGTGCGGGAACAGTGCCCAGGACCACTTTCCGGCCATCTCCGCGGTCATCTGCGAGATACCGCGATGGTCCTCCGCCCATTTGGACGGAAGAATCTTCGGCGGCGGCACCAGCCGCCGCCAGGCGACCTCAATCAGCCGCCGTAGCACCTCCATCCCGCTGTTGGTCTCCATGGGAACTCAACCTCCGCAGGAGCGCCGCGGCGTCCTCCGCCACGAGCCGCTCCAGCACTTCGTCCACGCTCGCCTGGATCGCGGGACCGTTGGACCCGAGGTGGGTCAGAAACTCGGCGTCCTCTTGCTTCAGGATCGCGCGCTTGGCTTCGATTCCTGACGCTGCCTCGAGCAACCCCGCCAGCCGCGAGGCGCGCGCCGCCAGCGCGAAGCCGGCCGCGAGTACTCGGCCATCCCAGATCGGCGCGACCTGGTCAGCCGGCACCAACGAGCCGCGCTCTTTGGCGATCTCCAGTTCCAGCATGTCGCCGCGCAAGCGGGCTTCTCGTTCGCTCGGTTTTTCGCCCCTGCCCGCGCGTTCGAGCTCGCGCTTCACCAGCCAGGCGTACACCTCAGCCGTGTCGTACTCGCTTCCGGCCCGGCCGACGCCCTGTTTTTTGATGGGCAGTCCCTGTTCCTGCCACTCCCAGATCGTGCTGGGATCCTTGCCGAGAATCTCGGCGAGCTCCACTTGGTTGACGATCTTGCCCATCACCGACCCCCGGAAGAAATGCTTGGACGATCGCCAACGTGGTGTGACTGAGGGCGAAAGGTGGTGTTTTTGCGCGTAGGCCTAATTGCCCGAGGAAGGACCCGTGAAACTGAACGAGGGCATGCCCTCTTCGTTCTACTTGACCTTGCTCACCTCCGACGCGATGCCATCCAGGATGGCGGGCACGATGCGCATGGGCACGATGCGCCCTATGTCGAAGCGTGGACGCAGCGTGACCGATGGACGCAGCACTGCAATGGGCGTCAGTCCCTCTGGATTTAGCTGGATCTCGAAGCCGGAAGGCCGGCGCTTCGATCCCTGGAAACGAGAGCGGAAGCGCTTCTGTACGCGCGTGCCGGCAGCCACGCCGCCGCGCCTGGACTCGTTCGTGGGCACGCGGACGTACAAGATATTGCCCTTGATGACAGTCAGCTTCTCCCGCCGCAGCCAGTCGACAAGCTTGTAGAACTTCTTCGTGCCGATCCTCGTTCCCAGCCTGGTGTTGATCGGAATTAGCAGCTTGCTGCCGTGTTTCGGCCCGATCGTTCCTCCACTCACATGCATCTCGAACCCACGCATCAGGTTCACGATGACCAGCTTGATTGGCCCGCCGCTGGGCACAGCCAGGCGCCAAGTCCTGCGCATCCGTCCTGGATCGCGAACCTTGAAGGCAGCGTCCGCCTCGGCGTTCAGGATCGTATCCGTCGCAGGACGGGCAACCCGTACACCTTTGCGTACAGCGCCGCGGACATCCTCCGCATGCTGCCGGTAGGAGGCCACCAGCTCCCGCACGTTCGTATGCATGTCGAAGCGCATGCGGGCAGACCTCGAAAGCAAAAGCCCGCTGCTCGCGGGTGACGGCGGCGGGCTTACGTTTCTCTAGGGCGAGCGAGGGCATCAGAATTCCGGCGGGGAAATTTTGCTTTTCTTATGTCCCGCTCGGACCTTGCGGCTGGCGCACTCGACCCACGCTTCTGGGCGCCAACGTCGAATCTATACTCTGATCGCTCGCAGCCGGATTTTTATCAGATCGCAGCTGCGACTGCAATTGTCTTTTGAGCAGGTGGTTGATCCAGTCGAAGCTGCGCTCGATCCAGGCGAACCGCTTCTCCCAGTGACGCTCGCATGTCTTGACGTCGAGGCCGAGCGCCGCGGCCCGCTCCGCCACGGTGATCCGTCGCTGCCCGGTGCCGCCGCACCGCAGGCAATGCTCTGGCTTCGATTTCCTCACCTTGACCAGCTTTCGCGCACCGCTGCCGCCGCAGCGAACGCAATCGCGCGTCACCTTTTTCTCGGTTTCCGTCAGCCAGCCCTGTCCCCGGCAGCGCGTGCATCGAATGCGACGCTCGACGATCTCACCACGGTCCAGGCCGAGCATCTGTCGGCCATGGCAGGCATCGCACGTTGGATAGAGCCACTCCCGGAGGCCTTGCCGGGCAAAGCGCTCGATGATGCTGCCCTGCCCGGGCTTCAGTTTCCAGCCCCGGCACGCGCGCTGGTGCAGCAGCCATCGCACCAGCATGTGCAAGGCCCGATTTTCGACCGACCGATCGCCGCCGATCTTCAGGCGCAGCAGCACCCCGCCGAGCTCGGTTCGTGGATCGATCGTCCAGGAAGAGAAGCCGCCAGGAACGTCCTCGCCGGCTCGAAGCTGCACCATGGCGAGCGCGGC